TTTAGATAACTAAAATTTAGAATGAGCCAGCTAAAACATTTCTAACGTCTAGAACAGCCCATCCACCTTCCATCGAACCATAGAAGCCAACTAATCCATGTCTATGGAGATTTTCATCTTCTGTGATTTCAATTTCTTGACTTACTGGGTGAATAAAGCACTTGTCTGGCTGAGAAAGGTCTAAACCGACGACGAGTTCTTCATCGCTGTTTGGCCCTAAAGAACCACCTAAGGTGCTGCTGTAGTAGAGTTGATACTCTTGACCAACACCAAGTTCGTCCAAGTCGTGGAAGTTTACGCCATACATACCTCTAACAGCGCCTTCTTCACTTCTTTGAATTTGAGTTCTAATGTCATCAGAAACTAGACCAGCACCCCAAGCAGACATGTCTTCAAAAGCCTCTGGTGACATGTATATATCAGTCAATTTCTTTCTAGCGGTACTAGTTGAGTTTCCTCCACCGTTTCTTCGAACTACAGTTTTCATAAGGCTGATAAGCTTAGGAGTGAATGAGCCCGCTGGAGCATCTGCATCATAAGCTAATATACCACGACCTTGTGCTGCAGCTAAAAGAGTTTGCCAGCCGTCATCGTTATTTTTCTTAACGAAAGACATATTAAGAACTTCAATCATTCTTCTTAAGACATCGTATCTAGCATGCTTTAAGAATCTTCTAGTGCAGTCGATTGAGCTACCAATTGAGTAGGTATTAAGCTGAATGTAATCAGCCTCAACTCTACGCATTGGAATTTTGCCGTGGTCAGGTATAACATAAGCCACGTGCTCTTTCTCAGTTCCTGGAGCTAAAAGATCAAGAGGAATTCTTAAGTCGGTGGTTTCAGTAAAATCTTCGGTTACGAAAATATCTGAAACTATATCACCATCAAGGATGCCCTCTCTGATAGGACCTTCTACAGCAACTGCCTTCTCGTTAAGAGCTGCAGCTATACCTTGCGCTATAGACGCCTGAGCTCTAAGAGCAACGTTCTTATCATTACTTCCCGCATTAATTAGAAGCTGTTTTGCTTCTGTGGTTAATTCTTCTGTGTCTACGCTTGCTTTAATTGAATTGTTCATAGTTTTTTACCTACTTTCTATTTATAAATCTATATAAACCTTGGCGTAGCCATCTTCGTCTAACAACGACAAGAATTTGCCTACCTGGAAAGCGCTTGTAAGATTAGCGACACCCCAAGTGCCAGGTAATATTCCGCTACTTGGAGTAATGTATCCTGAAGGGCCTAAATAAGCCTTACCTCCAACTGTAATGCCAGCGCTTGGATAAATCATATTTGTTACAACATATCCTTTTCTAGCGACTAGAACTTTATCGCCTACTTGAGCTTCTGACTTGTAGGGGTTAAGGGTTTGTCTAGTTAGATCGATGTTAACTACATCGTTCATAAGAACGCCTAGTGGTTGTCCAGCGCCTGTTGGATTAAGGCCGTACCAAACCTGGTTAGCTGACTGATCCATTGCAGCGCCAGATGGGCCTGTTGCGGTATTGCCTGTTGGTACAACTATACCGCCTCTAGCTGAACCGTAGGCCCAGCCAGTGGCCGCGAAGAACGAAATGTCTTCATCTACTATGTTTCTATCGGGTTTTAGTGCCATTTTATTTTACCTTTAAGTTTTATACACAGATTATTTTAAAATTAAAATTATTTTCTTTTTCTAGTCAACGTAAAACCTACGAGGTTTTCCGCTGGATTTACTTTATTCTCTGATGATTGATTTAAAACCATGTTGGCTTTAGCAGGAATAAATTTTGATCGCTTTAAAGCCGCTTCTGCCTTTTTAATTCTTTCGTTTTCTTCTAACTCTTTATCTATGGTTTTGGATATCTTTGAAACAGCATTTTTAAGAGCATTATAGCCCTTATCATCAAGAGACGCTAATTCAGCAACGTCCGCCTTAGTGTACTGATCTCCAACGATAGACTGCATTTCCTTGAGTCTATCCTCACCAATTTTGTTAGTGTAAGCCTTATCAGCGATAACTTCTACTTCGCGCGCAAAATCTTTATAGGAATGTAACTCTTGATTTAATACTTGAATATGCGCAGCTGCCTCATTCACTGCTCTTTCGTATTCTGAAAGATCTTTATTGAGGTTATTAATGTGAGCAGTAGCCACCTCAATTGCATTTTTGTACTGAGCATTTTCACCGCTTAGGTCTTTAATTACCTCTGCGGCATTATCTACATGATTGATAACTTCTTCTTCTGTTAAGTTTTCCATTTGATTTACTCTATTTTTTTTATACACTAAATTATTAGATTCATCTAAACCTGAACCTCTGCCATAAAAAGGTCCCTGCTGCGGGTTTCCAGTATTTACTAGATATTGAGATGGTTTTGAAGGAAGGTCTCCTGCTCCGCCAGGAACGCTTGGTTGAAAAGAAGTAGTTTGAGTTTGTTCAATTTTACCCCCACGCATTAACTGCGTAACGCCCTTTTTTGATAGCTCTTGTAAAATAAACCTAAGCTCTCTTTCATCAGCACAAGGTCTATACATAGGAACCTTCATTTGCTGCTCTAAATCGGTAGGATCACCCATAAGGGCAGCATAAAGAAGAGGCTGATCAGAATGCCTATCGGATTGATATAAATGACTTCCTGTGCAACCAAGTTCTATTGTACCTACCTTTTCTGCTTCCTTAGCGGAATAAAAAAGAAGTCCATCAGCAGGCAATTCTTCTGTTTTTGGTTTATTGGCTCTGTCAGCCAACTTCTGAGGGTCCTGAGACATATTTGGTTGACCCAACTTAGCGTCAGGATTTAATTGCATTTCATCAGGATTTAGTGGAGAATTTGTACTTTGGTAAGTAGGGAAAGGTACCGATGAAGCTGGCGGAACAGCATTAGCCCCTTCTAATGCCGCTTTGGATTTATTATTTATTATGATACTCAATATTTTACCTTTCTTTTTATTAGCAGGCTCTATAACTATACCTTGACCTGAAAAAATTATATTCTTGAGCCATCTTCCAACCTGATATTTTTTTCCATTATATTTGGTATAACCTCTACCCCCATAAGCGGTCAAGTCATCGGATATATGAGAAGTTTCTTCATTACGATCTACGTAAATAATGTTTTCGTCATCTTCATTTTTTCTTAAACAATATCCAAAATCTTCAAAAAAGCATTCCATAGAAACATAAAGATTTCTATCTTCTATACCGGCTTTTATCTTCTCAGCATATGAAGGAAAATACTGTGACCAAATAAGACCATCTTGTTTTATATGGACTTTTCCAGATGTAGTTTTATTAGAAGAAGATAAAAATTTGTTTTTATCAACATCATTCATAAAATCAATAGAAGGCAAATCCCCACTAACAAGCATAGATTTTACCATTACCCCAATATTCTCATTTTCACTGTCTTCAGAACCTCTATGCATCCAGTTAATTGGTTTAAATATTGGAGTTTCAGATGCTTTTACAATTTCTTCTGCAGTAAAAAGATCACCATTAGCATTCCATATGTCAGTCACTAGTATGGAGGATATTGGCGTAACGTCGTCTGTTATCTTCCAATCAGCGCCTCCTAGAGCTGACATTGCGCAAGCATTACCTTGACAAGCAAAAGCTAAATGTTTTACGTCAGAATTATTGTTTAATATAAGACTAGCGTCTGCAGTAATTCTATTTTGTAGAATCTTATCAGCTATATGCTTTTCTGAATTAAAAATTTTCATGGTATTTGATACACTTTAGATAATTTATTAGCAATAATAAAGTTTTTTAGAGTTTTAACACTGTTCACTGTGGGAGACTTTATTTTCTTAATTTCTTTGTTTAATTTGATCTTAAAATCTTGATATTCAACAGAGTCTGACTGAGAAACCTCTAAAATCTCTTCTGCAGTTAAATCAGCGCCTTTAAATTTTGCTAAAACCCTGTCTTTGGCTACGTCTATTTCATTTTTCTGAGAACTGTTTAACTGCCTCTTGTTGGATAGTTTAAATTTATCTAAATAAAAGGCCTCTAAAATATCTTCAATTTTATTGTGAAAGTTAGTAGCAGAATCTAAATGCTCTGCCCGTATTCTTTTTGATACTTTTCTTTTGACCGTATCTTTTGAGCCATTTGGTCTACCATTCGTTTTAATCGGCTCTTTATTGTTTTGTGAAGATGGAGGGTTTTCTGTCTTTATATTTACAAGCTCTTTATTCTTTTTATGATTACTGTCAGAAATTTTTGTCTGAATAAAAGGACTTAATTTTTCTGGCACAAGCGAATCTTTTCTTAATTTTTCTTCTGCATCTAGCCTAGATTTTTCAATATCCCACATTTCACCAATTTTTTCTACAATTGTTTGATTAGAGATAACATTTCTGTCATTTAACTCAGTTAAAAGTTTAAAATAACTAGGTTGATCAAATAAATTGTCTACATTAAACTTTATGCGAGGCTTATTTTGAAATGAAAGTTCCTCACAAATTATAGAAACTTCAGCATTTATCCAGTCTGTAATTGCTCTTCTAATGCCATCTATTCTTTTCATTAAGTTTCTTAAACCCATAAAAGAATCATTAGAACCTCCAGCAGAAGAATTTCCTCCTATGAGGCTTTTGTGAACACCCAAGCCAAGGAGCATTGATTCATAATTTTCAGTAAAGTTCTCTAATTTTTCAATTGGAGGAAAATACTGATCATAACTTAACATGGAATCCCAAATAATATCTAAAGTTCCTCCGCTGTGATTTTCTAAAACATTAGACAACCTAACGATAGAACCTAAATCTGGCAAAATTTCTTCCTTATGATCGCCAAGCCTCCATAATCTTACAGAGTTATACCAGCTGTCTAACGCGCTTATTTTTGCCATTCGTAATTTTTCATTGTAAATAACGTCATGCAATATACTATAAATAAAACTTTTTGCCCAAATATCGCTATCTTTCTTTTTATAATGAGCTACATATACGGAATCTTCAGATAATGGGATCAATACATCTCCGTTACCTTTTCCATTCAAAATTGCCGCCTTAACTTCTTTAGGAAAGTTTACTAGTACTGACTCTCCTTCCTTTTTGACCAAGCCTCTAAAATGAGCTATGTTCTTTGAGCCCAATTTAATAGCCCATTTTTTAACTCCAGAAAATATAGCTAAGTCGCCACCAATCAAAGATATAGTTTGAGGATCATAAAAAACGTACTCTAAAGGAATTTTTGATTTTATGGCTGCGTTAACAGAGTCTCGCTTCATTCTTCTAACGGCAGGCATGTCTATAGATTCAAATTTTCTTCCCGCTACGACATTTCCTTCAACAACAAAATAATTAGCAAATCTTTCAGCTCTTTCTTTAAGATTCACTTTTTCTGACCACTGCTTAAAGAAGTTTTGAATATTCTCATTTTCACTAACAAGCTCAATACCTTCTACAGCAATCTCTGTCATAAGGTCTATAACAGATCTTATAACACCAACACTTTCATAGGCTTCCCTGCAGGCAGTCATTATCTCTATATCTTTAGAGGGAATTCTTTCGTTTGGTCTAAATCTTTCCCATGCTTTTCTAGTAAATGGCGGCCTAACAGAAATTCCATCCTCAACATTAGAGTAAAAGCCACCAAAAGCCATTTGTGATGGATCTACTGAAGACATAGCCTTAGCATGCTTAGATAAGGCTTCATTTTTTTCATTGTTTGTGGAAGTGTAAAAAGTTTCTTTTTCCAAGATCTAACCTCAATGCAATTGTATACACATTGGAGTAATATGTATATAAAGTAAATAGAAAAGTTATAGCACTAATGATTCCTAAATATAATTTTTAACATTTTGAAAGTGTATAAAATTCATGCAAAAAATAATAGATAAACTTAATTTTATTTTTTCCGCAATTGAGCAGTTAATTTGTGGAAAAACGGAAGAGCAAATAATTATAGCAACGCTTAATGGTGAATGCAAAGGTGAGCCAATTAACGGACAAAAGGCGGTTAGAAACGTAATAGCAAATAGAGCAAACGGACCATCTTATATGCGTGTACCAAATCCTTTATATAATGGAACAAATAAGGAGGTTATAGCCTGTTTATCTAGATCGCAATTTTCAGTATGGAACGGAGTTACTAACTGCACACAATTTAACATTAGATATAATAAAGCTATGGAAGGAGCAACGATAACCTCAATACCAGAAGTTGATTATTCTGTTTTTACAAATGGCACAGGATTAACTTTAGACCAGGCTAAAAAAATATATTTATTTTGTAATCCAGATGCAAAAGCATCTAGAAAAAATAATGAAGGATGGGTAAAAATAGTTGTTAAACAAAGCGACGCAAATCCAAAAAAATCATCTTGGACAGCAGAAGTTTTAATTAACGGTCGAAAAGTAAAAGCTACTTTTATACGTATAGGAAATCACGTTTTTGTTCATGGTATTCAATAATAAAATTATTAGTATGAAATACTTCCATTTGTTCCGTCACGTCTAGAAGTATTTGAGGGTCTATTTGTATTAGAGTTGAGGTTTTTCATCTTTTTTAAACCCTTACCTTGATACATAGAGCCAGCAGAAAATTTATTTGATTTAACCTCTCTTAGGGAGTATCCGCCGAAAGAGAATTTAGTTTGCTCAGCAGGCGTATTTAAAACGCTTCTTGCTGCGTCATTCGCTAGCAACAGACTTGTAAAATGATCTTTTCTAAGTCTTAATTTTATACCTTCTGTAACAACTCCTTTTATTCTAGGCAGATCCCAAGTTTTGTGGCCTTTAAGAGTTGTTTGCTCTTGAATAAGCGTTGTTTGATATTTGCATTCTTCGATCTCATACTGAATATTTTCAATAGAAAAATCATCGACTTCATAATCCGCGTTTAAAATCCTGTTTTGCTCTACAGCTATGGCATCATAGGCAGGAAAAATATGCTGCATAGTTGTTATATCTTTGAGTAGATTGAAGTGTGCAGACTCATACCATTCTCTTGAAGAGAATTCTATAACCTTTATTATGTGCGCTCCTTGTCTATCCGAAACCTCTTCGTCATCTATGTCATATAGACAAAAACCCCCCTCTTGAAGCTTAGAAGGGTCTTTCAGACCTTCTATAACAGAGCGCCCACCGCCTCCAGAGTCTATATTTATTCTAATTATATTAAATCGTTTGCATAGCTCATGGATTTTTTTTATAATAAAAGTATTATAATCCTGTATTCCTTCATAAAATGCTGGATTCTTTTTCCTGTTAGCTTCAAATTTTTTTCTGTTAGTACTCCAACAAAAAACGTGCTCTCTATGTCCGTCAGCCAATTTTAAAATTGATATTGCAAAATTATCTCTTTCTGAAGCAGGATCTATACCCATTACGTATTTAGCATTGTTTTTACCAAAATCTTCTACGAAGAATTTTATTTCCCCGTCTTTAAGCGAGATAGGGCAGGTGGCTTTATGAATGGCTGAAGCTGGATAAAAACCATCTGAATCCTTGGCAAACACGCAACCATACTCCATTTTAAATATGGCCGAATCCATTGTAGCTTTACCCTGCTCTAAAATAGTTTTATCCATTAGTCCTTTTGGTAATTCGTCCCAAGGCAGTCTTATCACAGCATATTCACACTTCTCACCTTTATTGGCGTTTGAATAAACTAAATTACAGTAATCCATATAATACTTGTAGAAATGATTAAACTGGTATGTTGCTGTGCCAGCTATTATTATCTGATTTCCTTCAGATCCTTCGCCTCCTATAAACTCGTCTATAGAGTCGCTGTCTATACCTATTGACTTAAGGGCTTCAATTTGATACTGATGTTTAACTTTATCAAAAGTATTGTTGCTTTGTACAGAAGCAAATCCTCTAATGACAGTTTCAAAAATGTCTGGATTAACAGAGCCAAACTCGTCAACAATAATAGTGTTAGCTCTAAGACCTCTAATTTTTTCTCCGGTTCCTATTGGGATACCCATAATTTTGCTTTCGCCAATCTCCCAAGTAAAACCTAGAACCCCTCTTCTAGGACCGTTATTTGCGCCGCATATATCCTGCAGGATAGGAGAATTTTTCCATATGTTTTCCATAGATTCAAAAACTAATCCAGACTGCCTTAAACCAGCTCCGGCCACCACTATTTTACTGCCTTGATTTAATAAGGCTTTTGTGATCGCGTAACATCCTAACATTGTTGTTTTAGAGCCGCCTCTAGTCGCCAAAAGCATTGGTAATTTTTTATCCCAAAGAGTCTTAAGTATAGACATCTGATATGGGAATAGGTTCATATTCAAAAGAGTCTTAACGGTAAAAGGTAGATATCGTAAATCTTTAAATACAGAAACTAAAGCTTCTGGAATATCATTTTTAGATAGGTTTTCTCTAAAAACATTTTCAGTTGTTATTTTAAAAGTGTCACCTATTTCTAAATAGGCATTATTTAGATACTCATCTATGTGATCTTTTGACCAATTATTTTGCATTTTCTCTTTCTATTATTAGGTGCTTAAAAATGTTGCATACATATTTTTTTGCAAAATATTTATTTGATAAAAATAGAGTTTTGACATTCCATTTGTGGTCTATTTCGCAGACTCTTTTTAAGATAAAATCTGGAGAAAGCGTAAAGTATTTTCCTTTTAATGGGTTTCGTATTGAGTATCTAGCAAAAGAATCTCTTAAATCGTCCTCTACCACTATGTATGATCTTTTGTATTCAGCTAACTTGTCTAGTTCTTTTTGAAATCTGTCCCAATTTTTTCCAAAATTACCTATTATTTCTTCTATGCTGTTTTTACGTTCTATTATAATTCCATCTTTATCACAAAATCCATCAATTGAGTAATCGCCACATGGTAAAGCTTTGGTTTCTATATTTTTAACAAAAAATTCAGACGGCAAACCTTCGGAAAAATCCCATGGTTTTTTTTCTCTAGAATCAACTATTACGTTTGCGTATATTGTTTCTTTTAAAGTTTTTATTGCCTTTTTTCTTTCTATTGAATCTTTTCGGCGCATTTAATTTTTCCCAATCATTCTGATTGCTGTTAGCTATTACTTTCTTAAAAAAGATGGATTCATATTCAGATTCTTTTCCAGTAATTTTTTTGTGGTGAGCCTTACAAAGCGTGATACCATTAAATACTTCTGTTCTAAGCCTATGATATTCTGAGTATTTTTTGATATGATGCACTTCTAATTCATGTCTTACGCAACAGTTTGGGTACTGACATGTAAAATTGTCTCTTTTTAGAACTTCAGCTCTAAATTTTCTATAGCCTTCGTAATCTCTATCTCCTCTTTTAGATCTCACCAAAAATAATACACTTAAATATCTTTTGTGTCGCTGAGATACATTTCATATAAAACATCTTTCCAATTAAGACTTGCTTTCCATCCTAGTTTTTTATTGGCTTTTTCAGGATTAGCGCACAATAAATTTACCTCTGCCGGTCTTTTCATTTTGTCGTCTATCACATACGGCGTCTCTGATATTCCAGATACAGATATAACAAAATCTAAAGCTTCTTTAATAGAAGCGGTTTCTCCAGTGCCAATAACATAATCATCAGGATGATCTTGCTGCAACATTATCCACATTGCTTTTACATAATCTTTTGCATGGCCCCAATCTCTCTTAGCTTCTAAATTACCAAGAGTAAATTTTTGTCCATTTTTAATAAAATTTGATATGCCTCTTGTTATTTTTCTTGTTACAAAATCCAAACCTCTTCTAGGACTTTCGTGATTAAATAATATTCCACAGCTAGCATGAATGCCATAAGCTTCTCTGTAAAGACCAACCATTTTATGCGCATAAAGCTTAGCTGCAGCGTATGGACTTCTAGGATCAAAGTTCGTGCTTTCGCTCTGAGGTCCAGGAGAATTTCCAAAAAGCTCAGAAGTAGAAGCTTGATAAAACTTGGTAAGAGGACTACTGTTAACAATTGCTTCTAGTGCGATTGCTACAGCTTCTCCGTTATTTTTTAAAGATACTGTAGGTTCTTTAAAACTTTGCCCAACATGCGAGGAGGCTGCCAAATTATAATATTCATCTGGTCTTACTGATGATATTAAATTATTTATGCCAGAAGCGTCGGTTATATCTAAGTTGATCAAAGTAAAATTTTCATGATCAGCGAAGTTTTTTATAAAATCATTTTCTCTGGAAGAGCATCTTCTAGAGACGCCAAATACCTTGTATTTTTTTTCTAGAAGAAATTCGCATAAATAAGAACCATCTTGACCTTGACATCCTGTTACTATTGCTATTTTATTCATTTTTTAATCTCATTTCTTTTACGGTGTCTGAATCTAAAAGTTGAGGAGCCATTTCTCCGTCCATAAATTCTATCGCATTTCTAAGCTGATTTGTTTTTGAATCCATAGAAATCTTAAGAAGTTCGGCCATCCGACCCTCTTGATTTCTAGTTTTCTTAGAGTCGAACTTTTTGCATAAAGAAAAAAAAGTATCAGCTCCAACTTTGCCTTTTTCTTCTCTTTGCTTTCTCGTGATATTTAGACTTTCGCTTAGTTTCGTGCTTTTTTCAAGCAAGTCTTTATATTCTTTATTTAAATCCGTCATTCTCAAACTAGCAGCAAAAACTTTTTCATAAACAGCAGCTTGCGACGGGTCAGTTAGATCTAATTCTTTTATATCTCTTGCTCCGCTTTCCTGCATTAAAGAATCTCTAAGATTTATAGCCTTTGAATAATCATATTGATTTTTATCTATTCTTAGTTTAAGCAATATAATTTGTTCAATACTATTTTCTTCAGTATGATTTAAGTCTTCAAGTTGCTCATGATAGCTTGCCCATTCGTCACAAAACGTAGACCATTCATCTTTATTTAAAATGTTTTTAAGTCTTCTTCCTCTTGCAGAATTTACTATATCTTGAATCCAATGATTTCTATCTACTTCTAAAATCTCAGGTTTTTCTTCAGTTAAATTAAAATCTTCATTTAATATTTTCTTTTTATATCTATCGACAGTTTTATAAGAACAGTTAAGCTGCCTAGCTATTTCTGCAACTGAAACTTGATTTAAATTATCTTTAATAAATTTAATTTGAGATTGGGATAACTTTTTATTCATTATTATTCCATTCTAGCAGAATTTCTTTTATTCTAAATTCTAGTTTATTACGATAGTAAGAGGTTACCGCCTCATTAGAAAGACATGCTTTAAATATTTCTTGGTAGATAGGATCTAATCTTTCCATGACGAATTTTTGTAGCTCCTCATATTCTACAGTATTGTAAATATTTGAATTGACTACTGCGTTCTTATCAAAAGAACAATTGGTTTCTTCAAAAGAATTCGCTGAGCTAGCTAATCTTTTTCTAGATTCTGCGTGCTTCTTATTAACAGAAGAACAGTTATCTCTATAAAAATTTTTAAGTCTATTCTTTGCTATTTTATTAAGCCACTTTTCTAAATTTTTTTTAGGATTTCTATCTGTCTCTTTAGACTTTTCATAAAATTTTAATTGCTGAAGACATATTAACTTAACTTGAGACTCTATATCATCTTCTGTCATGAACCCAAATTTTTTAGATCTGTGTATTTTTGCTACAGAATTTATAATTTCAACAACTTCGCTATAGGATACAGACCAATCTTTTGATTTATTTATTTTTAAAAAATTTTTGATGGGGTCTTTTTGTTTCACCTATAATCTTAGGTAAATTTGGACTTTTTTTTAAAAAAAGTGCGCTTTAATCATTATAATGTGTAATACTTAGTAATACTATGGAAAACAGTTTAATTTCAAACGGATCTAAAAAGAGATGGACTGAAGTGGAAAAGAATTTTTTGGCCTTGAATGCTGAAAAAATGAGAGACTTAGATATTTCTGTTCATTTAAAAAAAACCCTAAAGTCTATAAGAGAAATGAGAAGGCGTCTAGGATTAGTTAAAGAATCGGGTAGGGGTAAAGTAAAACTTAGAGGTAAATAATGTCTTTATTACGACTAAGCGCTACTGCAAATTGCCTTAATGACAACTATTTGAATGCAAATTCAACCTCACAAAATAATGGCTCTCAAACAAACATACGAGTTTCATACGTATCAGGAGTTAAAAACGTTAGCCTGTTAAGGTTTTTAATACCATCTACTGTTACTAAAGATAATTTTATTGAATCTAGACTTGTCTTAAAACAAGTTGGATGGGAAGGTATAGGCGACCCTCCAATAGAAATGGTTAATATTAAGACAGGCTATTTAAATGTCCCAAGTTGGACTGAAGCTGGATCAACTTGGTTAAGAAGCAGAGGAGTTACTTCTTGGACAAACTCTGGAGCTTATCAAAGTCCAGATGTTATCTCAGGAACTATATCAACGCAATCTATAGAGCATGACGGAACTTATGTCGCCCAAGAGATATCTATAGACACTACTACAATTGTTAATTACGCACTAAATACAGCGCAATCTTACGATCTTTCAATGTCGCTATGGACAGAAACAGAAACCACATGGAACTATGGAAGTAAAGAAAGTCAATATATTCCTTATATGATATTTTTCTATTCTGCAGAAAGAAAAAATAACAGGCTTGGAAAAAGTAAAGTCGCTAGAATTCCAAGCTTATGATTTGCTCTTTTTCTTAGGATGACAAGCAGGAAGAAGGTCTACATCAAAAGGTTTTCTCTTAAAAGAACCTGTTCTTAAAGCATATAAGAACCCATTAACTCTACCATATCCCCACTGCTCAGGACCTGTAACATTAGGTCTTACACTTTGGGGATTTGTTTTATAGGCCCCAACTCCTCTTCTAAAGACCGTCATTAAAGTTCTTGTAGATGTTTTTTTACAAGAGTCAGACCCATATTTTTCATTGTGCTTAGCCGCTTTTTCAGTTAATGTTTTTTTAACAGAACCTGAAACTTCCGCAGCTAAAGCGAATAATACTTCTTCAATATAATCTAGATTTTTTTCAGATCCTTCAATATAAATTTCATTTGTCATTTTGAGACCTGCTTTGATTTTTACTAAACTCTCTTTTAGCCCATAACAAGACTACCGCTGTAATAGGAACGTACCAAAAAAGCCAAGAATAATCGTTATTTTTTACACCAGGTTCTTCTATTCCATCTTTTAATTTTAAAGTCATAGGTGAGTCTTTTCTATTAGAAGGTATTAGTTCTGGAGCTATTGAGCAAGAGGTTAGAAATATAGATATAAATATAATAAAATATTTCATGATTAACTCTTGTTTGAAGCGGCAGCGCTTCCAAAATAAAAGCCAACTATACTTAAAAGAACCTGTCTATACTCTGCTGCGTACAAGTAACCATTAAGTTCAACAAAAAACTTTTTACTAAATGATGGCACTAGTCCTAGTATATATTCTGGAGATGAGCCTTCGATTTCTACAATTGTCGGTATTCCAAAAAAAGGTAGAATAAATGGCGCAGCCATAGTGGCGAACAATACTACTAAAACTATCAACTGCCTAACACCTTTACCAACATCTAAAGGAACTCTTTTAACAGCTGAGTTCATAAGTTTATCTTTATTTTCATTTAAAGATATTAATCTCTCAACAAGCTGTTTATCATTTTCTCTTTTTTCAGCTAAATAACGAAACACAAATCCTGTGATTCCGCCACCTAACATAGAAATGAGTTCTAAAGGCATCATTTTTTATTAAATTTTGTTATAAGCTTGTGCATTT